ATCATTGCTAAAATATCATTAGCACGTTCGCTACTTGGTTTATCTTGATTTGCACTTGCAGTAGTTGCCGCTGGAGCAGGTTGTGCTACAGTTTCTGCTACTGGTTCAGATGCCGGAGTAGGAGCCGGAGCCGCAGTAGATGCCGCTGGTGCTGATGCACTCTTGTTTGGATCTCCTGTTGGAGCACTCATGCCTGGAGCACGAAAGTACTGTCCAAAACGCTCTGGATCATATGCTTCACCATCAACAGATGCTTCGAACATTTCTTGAATAACTTTAACTTCAACGTCTGTTGGCTTCTTAGGTAAGAAGTCATTAAGGTTATGCAATCCATGTGCTTCAAGTGCCGCTTTTTCTTGATCACTCAATGCACGTTCTCTACGTGACCATTGTGATGTTGAATAATCAGCATATCCACCTTTAGATGTTTTCTTGATACGGAAGTCTACACCACGTACATAATCTGTTGGTAGTTCATCCATTTCAGGATCCATCAAAGCACCTTTAATAATTTGGAAAATTTGTGGACCAATAATAAAACGTCTAATTGGATTTTCTGGAGTTGAATCTTCAGTAATCGGATTTTCAACCACAAAGCCTTGGAAAATATAAGAACGTTTTTTCCAATACTTACGACCTTGATCTTCTAATGAAGGATCTTTAAACCATCCACGTACTTCTGAAAGCACTGGACAAGTTTCTCCATACATTTCCATACATGGAACGTTAACTGTCACTGGACGTGAATCAGTTTGTCCTTTAATTCCCGCAAAAGGAAGTTTGATCATTAAACGCTCTTTCCAAAAGAAAGTTTCGTTTGGATCAGCGTCAGGTAGGAAACGAAGCAATGCTTCTGTTCCTTCTGCCATATTCCAATGTGGGTAAATTGCGTTGTCGCCGCCGCTTGTTTGATTGTTGTTGCCACCTGTGCGTGACTCTTGTTCGCGTAATTTTGCACGAATTTCTGCTAATGTTGCCATAATTTAAGCCTCCTATGTTTTGCCTTTATGTGCCTGTTGTAGATAAGTTTCTCTAACAACATATCTACTATTATATTTAGTCTTCTAGTAAAAGTCAACTAAATTTCTGAAATTTATTTGAGTATTTTAGCCAATTTGTCTTTAATGTAGTCCAAATCTTCGTTCGCTCTCATCAATGCGTTTGCTACGCTAGGATGATCTGATAACCCTTTAGCAATCTTTTCAATGGTTTTTACAGCACCTGAATAGTTGCCTTGACGGTATCTTGGATCATTTAGCACACCAAATGCCATTTTGATCTGTTTGTCGGAAAATTTTCCATCATCTTTCTTTTCATCCGAACTGTGACCAAATGTTTTGTGAACTAGTTTGTCTAACTTGCGATGGAATTTATCTTCTTCTTCTCCGCTTACATCTTCTGCTGTCTTAGCCATTGCCTTGCGTACTTCGTCTGGATCCATATCCAACTCTTTTGCTATTTCTTCATCGCTGTGGCCCTTGGCTTTAAGACTATGCATATACTTGATGCTACCTTCTTCTACATCTTCGTCATCTTCAACTTGTACCTGTTTACCTGTCAGTTTAGATACAAACTTCTCGACTAGATCCCCTACGGAATCACCAAAACGCTTACGAGCGGAAATAACCACACCAGTTTCACCTTTTGGAAACGCTCCAGTTTCTTTATCATAGAATGAGCGGACAAACTCGATAATTTCTTCAGTGCTTGCTTTTTCGTCTTTAGGTTCTTTTTCATCACCTGCTAGTTTCATAGCACCATCTTTATCAATAGTTATATCTGTAGTATCGTCTTCCATTTTCATATCGCCGAAGTTTAAATCATCTAATACTTCTGGATTGTTTTTCTTAATGTAACGATAGATTGAAGGTCTAGCACAAGATTCAGGATCTTGATCTGCTAGATCTTTTAGTTCGCTCATAAGTCCTTCGTCATCAATAATTCCTTTGAGACTGTTGATTGCATTTGTTGCATCAGGACCTACTGGAAAATGTTTTCCAAGCATTTTGTTAAGCATTGCAATTCTTTGTTTGTCTAATGCTTCATCCATTACTGAATCTGCCCAAGATTCAAATTCATCTATATCGTTTGACTCTTGCGGAACATCAATGTCTGCATTATTGATTTTATCCATAGCGTCATCCATTGCCGCGTCCATTGCCGCTTCGTGATCTGGACCATCTGGTTGAACAACTGCTGTTGCAAGATCGTTATCTAATTTGTTATTACCATCGCCTTCTGCTTCGCCTCTTAGTGACTTAGGATCAACTTCAGCGTAGTAACCATGTTCGTCACTTTGTTTGATTACTGCTTTGTAATACAGAGTTCCGAATCCTGTTTCACCGTCGTCGCCAGTAAATTCAAATTCAGTTTCTCCATCAATTTCTTTTGGCATGAAACCTTCACTTACAACATCATCAAGATCTACCGTGGTTTCTGCAACACGTTTTTGATAGATGCTGTGTAATAAAGGAAACATCTCTTTTAAATCTTCATTGAACTGTGGAATAGTAAATGCATTGGTTAATTCGTCTACAACGTCTTTAGCCAATTCTGAGTCCCCGTTCTCGACAGGAGCAAAGTTTTCTCTTGTTTGTACATAGTACTGTTGACCTTGTAACTTTTTAATATGGTTTCTCAAGTTTTCAAGTTCAATGTTAGATCCTTCAATAATATCATTTGAGGTTGTATTCATGAAGTCTTTTTTACCTACGTATCTTTTGAACGCAGTTAGTTTAGCAATGTTTGAGGAAGTTTCAATAATGTGTTTACCAAAGTCGTCGTGTGGCAGTCCGCCATTAGCAACGTGACGAGCCATTGCTCTTGCACCTGCTAGGTGAGCATAAGGATATTTAAAACGTTCACCTGCTTCGTTTTCGATAAACAGTGAACTAATGTGTCTTGTTCTAGCACCTGTTTGCTCTGGTGTAATTTCTTTTTTGTGTCTTATAATTAACTTAGTTTTATCTAGTTCCTCATAACTAGATTTTGTTGTTCCATACATTGCTGACTCCTGAACTTGTTTGTTTGCCAAATATTGATAATCTCTTTTGTCTAAGTTTGACTTAGCAATGTCTCTAGTGTCAAATTGCATCATATGCTTTTTGGCAAAGAAACGCATTTCCTTAAGAAAACTATACCATTCGTTTTCAACGCTTTCTGGTATGTTTTCTAACATATTTTGGCTGTAATAAATTTTGAGAGAATCTACTTCGTTAATGCTAATGCTAACAGCACCCTGATTTTCACCATTTACCACCCAATCAAAATCAAAAAATCTTGCTTTGCTTTCGTCAGTGGTAGGTGCACCGGCTTCGTCACCCATTACAACCTTGGGAAAACGACCCCTGATTTTCTCAAATACCTGCTTTGCTATACCGTCTAAACCTGTCATATTGTTATTTATGCTACTAGAAAGAAATGAACACAGGCATCGGCAGTACCCTTTCTTCAGCATCCGCATCACGCATTTTTTCGTAGATAGCAGGATCCCAATCTGAAAGTATTTTCTGCATACGAACGTTTAATAATGCACTCATTACTAGATCGTCGTGTTCGCCTGTTTTAGCACCAAAAGTTGTACCATGTGCCACAAATGCTTTGAGTTCTGAAATTAACGGTTTACTGTAAATTTTTAATTGTCCTGTTTCTAGCAGTTGTTTAAACTTGGCACAAGCACTTATCTTTGTTTTGTGTGTTGTGTTGAAACCTTTACGGAATTTTCTCACATGACCTTTTCTTGCTGGTTCACTTAAAAACATTCCATAAATGTTTTCTTCACCATATTCATTTATTGCTACCAAAGCCGCTTCACCAATTGTGTTGTTTTCTACACTGTAATATACTTGTGGTAGTTTTGTAGTTTTGCTTTGGCAATCTTCCATAATTGTTTTTGTAATTTGTCCTAGTATACGAACCTGTCCTTGAATCGGTGTATTGTTGTGTTGCCATTCTGCTACCTGTTCAAAACTAGGTAGTTCAAATACCTGTATGGCCGCATAGTCGCCCCCCGTACCTAAACTAGGATCCATGCTTACTATATAAGTGAAGTTTGGATTTACTTCTTTGTACCAACGTGTTTGTCCCATTTTACGAATTGGATCCTTGCCTTCTAGTTCTGCAAGTTTAACACTGTTGATAAGTGTTTCGTCGAAGATTAAAAATTCACATTCATGTTCTCGTCTAAAACGTTCTTCACCAATACGTGAACGTTCTTCTTCCGCCCATTTTTCATCTCTATCCGGGTGTTCACTCCAGTGTGCTGAAAAGGCATAAAATCCATTTATACCAACCTCAGTGTCATTACCGTGTTCATCAAATCTTTTGCAAGCCTCTGTCCATATAAGAGCAAATTGATCTTCGTCACTGTTGGGCGTTGAAGTAATAATCGCCTTACCACCTGTTGCTAGTGTTGGAGAAATTGCAGTCCAGAATTCTTTGGCAATGGTAGGGTTAACGAACGCAAACTCATCACAGTATAGCAACGAAATACTCATACCTCGTCCTGTATTATCTGTTGTGGTTTGTGAAACTATTCGCGAGCCGTTATCAAATTCCATTGACCCTTTATTGTATGAGGTTACACCACATCTGATATGGTCTGGACAGTCTTCGTAAGCATAGCGAATACGATGCATAATTTCTTGTGCACCTGCGTATTTGTGAGCGGCAATAAGAATTGTTACATCAGGATTGAACATGGCATACCAAAGCAAATAACCAGCCGCTGTGGTAGACTTACCTGTTTGTCTAGGTAACATATTAATATTAAACCTATGACTGTGATAACTGTCAACCAACCTTTCTTGGAATTCAAAAGGTTGGAATAACAGTTTACCTTTAACAGGATGCTGAATGAAAAAGAAATTTTTCATAAAGAACATAGCACCTGTGTCTTTATCTGCACAGGCTTTTAGTTCTTGAATTTCTTTTTCTGTATATCTAGTCCTTGCGTGTGCCTTTTTAACAAGAACACCGTCGAGGCTCTTTGCATTTTGTGCCATATATATACTTATCTTAAAATAGGATGGCTTTTGTGCTTATTGATGCTGATGTCTATAAATTCTCTCAAAAAATCAAAATGCTTGCTTAAATTTTCGAACAAATCTATGTTTAAATATTCACTAGCCATGCTATAACTGCTTTTACCTATGTTGCTGTAATATTTTACGTTCAAACCTTTGTTTGATCCATATGCAGGAAATACTCCAGTTACAAACAGACAGGTATCTCCTAGTTGTTTTGCATTTTGTGTATATGGTCTAGTAAGTTTTAGGTATGCTTCTGCAAATGTGCTGTCAGGTAAAAAATCTGGACGATCTAAGTGACTTGCCAAAAGATATACAACGTAAGATTCAAGTTCTACCGGAAGTTCGTATCCGTGTATTTCTTTTGTCTCACGAACAACGTCATAGAAGGCGTTGGTATATTCCGTCTTCATAAAAATATTTAGTGGAATATTTGTCAAAAAAAAGCCCCGCTTTTACACGGGGCTAAAATCCTAAGGTAGTTAGGAATTATTATGCAATGTTTAACGTAGTTTTAACTGTGCAAGATGAACCTGCAAAGTTTACACCGTCAACTATTCCTAGTGCAACAAGTTCTGATGCTAAAAACACAACAAATGTTTCTGCGTTAGTTCCATCATATGTGTCTGTAGTATTTGGATGTTCAATGAAGAACGTCATTACTTGATTTGTTGAGTGTAATTCACTTCTAAGTAAAATTGTGCAGTGCTGTGCAATTTTTTCAATTGCTTTGGCAATAGCAGATTCAGGACCAGTTTTTGTGTTAACTGCCGCTCCAAAATCTAATTCGAAAACTGTTAATTCTTTTGTGCCAAGATATTGAATGCTTGCAATATCTACTGCTGTTGGATGTACTTTAGTTTGTCCTGCCATTTATTGCTCCTTATTTTCTTTCTTTAGCCATTTTAGTAGCAGTAGCGTACATAACAGCCTCTGCATCTTTACCATAGCGATTCTTAAAATCACCTTTGGCTTTTTTCATACCTTTTACCAAACGCTCTTTTTCTTTTGCTTCTGGTTTAGTTAATTCTTTTTCATTAACGTATTCTGAATATTCTTTCATCAATCTGTTTTCAATTGATTCCAATGGATTATCTGCATAACCTGCTGGTACATAACGTACTTTAGGTTTACCATCTTCTGTGTGATCAGAATAGTCTGGATCATATCCTTTGTATGTAGGATCTTCTTTTTCATTGCCCATTGAGTTAGCATAACCTTCTTCGGTTTCTTGATCTTCTATTTCTTCAGACTCAATACCTGCAAGTTTTGCTAAACGTTGTTCATAGTCTCCATATGGAGTTGGGTCTTTTACACGTAAATCTTGTGGAGCCTTAGGACTGTTTGTGCTACCATAACCTGTTTGTGTGGTAACATCTTCTATGCCCTTGTACTGCTCATCTGGTTCGTTGTCAAATGTAGGTGTTCCGCATCCTGGTTCTGCTTTCATTACAGGAACATTTTCTGCGTCTGGCATCATGTCAGGTGTTACTGGTGTCATACCAGCAAGTTTCATAATTTGTTGTAGCACAGGCATATCCGCCGGTGAATCAGCAACAATATGAATTGCTTCTTTTACTAATTCTTTTTTCTCTGCATTCATTTTTTCAACATTGTCAACTGCATCTGAATGCACATTTGGATTTTTTGAATCTAATTCTCTTAAACGTTGTAGAACGTCAATCATTTCATACGATGCCATTATTCTGCTCCCCCATGACGCTCTTTTTGCTCTTTAGCAAGTTGTTGCAAGAACGTTTCTTTACCTTTTTCAGTTACTTTCAAAGCATCCTTATCTACTTTTTCACCGTCTTTGTATTCACCGTCCATTAATTTAGATTCATAAGGTGCATCCTCTGAATCCTTTTGATATTCTTCATATGGCTCACCTGGTTTACGCACACGAACATAATCTTGTTGCATATTTAAAACATCAGCAAGATAGTTTCTTAGTTCAAACTGTGTAGTAGGATAGTTAAGTGTTGTTTCATATACAGTTACTTCTGTATTGGTTAATTCTGGAAAATCTAATGGCAAACTTTGAATTGGAGTTTTTTTACCTGCTGACATATTAGCAACATCAAACTTTTTAAGTGCTACTTCTAAACTATCTTCAAAATTTTCATCCAAGGTACCAGCGAACTTCAACACAAAATCATATTGTTTTGTGGCTTCTGCTAGATACTTTTTAAACTCACCTGCCATGTTAGTCTCCTTTAACTACGTTTATTTATCTTGATCCTTGTTTAAAATACGTTCTAAAATGGCGTTGCGATCCATTACAACATACCCTTCAGCATCTACTGTATCAACGTTTTCGCCTGCTTTTTGGTCTAAACTCTGCTTTTTAAGTTGCAATTCCACCATTTTTAACTTTTTATCTAGTTTTTGGCTTTTTGCTTCAATAGCATTTCTAAGCATATTGCTTGCTGTTTCAAAAACTCTGCCTGCATAACGTGATTCAACGTTCATGCCCAAATCCATTAGATCTTCATAACTCTGTTTGGCTTTTTCTGCTAAATCGTCAAGTTCTTTATCTGCTAATTCCCCTAGTCCTTTTACCATAGGTAAAGCGGCAGAAATCTTATCAAATTCTGCAATACTACGCTCAAGGTTGACCGTTTCTTTTTTAATTTCTGTGGTTGGTTCAGATTTTTCAACCTGCTCCATGGCTTCCTTGACTTCTGGCAGATCCAACAGTTCTTCTAATTTCTTCGTCATACTAGTACTTATCTCCTTTTGCCCTGATGGAATAAATCTTTTTCGGTTATTACCCTGAACTGAATACCGTGTTGTTTACAATACTTAGCCGCGGCTTCCCACTTGGCTTTGTTTTTTACATAATTGGCTTGATTATAAATGCTTTTGCCTACGCTTTCTTTAACTGTATGATTTTCAGGTTTAATTTCAATTATCTCTGCACGTGTCTTACCTAATTTATTAGAATAAACAATAAAAAAGTCTGGTACGTAGATTGTGTATTTTCCATCCAAAGGATTTCTATAAGGAATTTTTATGCTTTCACTGGCCCACTTTGCTACCGCAGGATGCTCGTCGCACATTTTCATAAAGTGCCATTCCCAACTTGATCTATACATTGGAGTTTTTGTTCCTATGTATTTGTCAGGATTTTTTAATTCAAATTTGCCCCTGGCAAAATTTCCTAAACGTGCCATTATGCAATGATGTTCCTCTTAGCGGTATTTTCTTCTGTCTCTGGTAGTGCTTGGCCAAGACCACTTGTAACAATTCTGTTAATGTTTAGAATTTTTCCCAGTGTATCCGTAAGTTTAACATCATCAAATTCTTTTAATTGATCAAGAATTGTTAATGGATTTACTCCATCTATTTTACATTGTCTTTGAAATATTAATGCTGTGCTTCTTGCCGCATTGCTTTCCATTCCTCTATTTTGAAAAAATGCAACCACCGCATCACTTTCGCTTGCTTTGAATTGTAATTGTTTTTTATTATAAGAATCAAAAAACGTGATGGTATCTTGACTGCTATCTCTTTTAATGTCTTTGTCAGGTATTGGTAAATTGCTATACTGTATCATGTCTTTTCTTACTTGTTATCTGTATCACTGTTTTCACCTTCAGTTCTTTGTACAGGTTGACCAAACTGTCTTTGTTGTGCTTCCACACCGCTATAAACATCAATCACCCTTCGTGATGCTTGTGTTGCGAATGTTTGATCCACAGTGTCAAACCCGCTCATTGTTATTGTTCTGTTGGCGGCATTGGTTATACTTCTTGTAACTATTCCTGTTACTTCATTTCTAACACCTTCTTTTGATAACTCTTTGGCATTGTCATAGGTACGTTTTGCTTTGATTGCTGTTCCTAATAGTGCAAATGGATCTGTGAATATATCTCCTTGAAGCACATCTCCAACAACATCCAATCCTCCTGCTAGTACACCGCCCGGACCAAACAAACCTGCACCACCGCTACCTAATGGACTTGGAATTGTATCATAGTGTAATGCTGTAAATCCTTTAACTGTTTCTGGACTAACTCTACCTGTTGCATATTTGACACCTTCGTATATCACAGTCATTTGGTTTTCCGCTGGATTGCTACTTGAGTTATTCATGGTAGGAGGTGTCCACTGTTGCACCATTGGATTTATTAATGTGAATTCAAAAAATCTTTTTTTACTAAGTTGATATAACTTTATGCTGTTAAAAAATCTAACACTTTTATAATTGTCAAAACCAAATTTTAAACCTGTTTGTACAGTTGATGTTGTTCTTGTTTGTGTAATTGTGCCATCTCCTGTTCCACTGTCTATTGTTTGAGAACTTACGGTTTGTGAATTGTATGTAGGTTCAACTTGTAAAAAATCTATAAACTGACTGTCTGCATATTGACTCTTAAAATACTGTTCCCACAAGCCGCCGATTAATCCATTATTATCATCATGAAAAGTTAAATTAACTGGATTATATTGCAGTGCCGTTTGTATGTTTGTTTTTTTACCGTATTGATTTTTTGTTTCTGTGTTTATTGTAACGCCAGGTAGGTTAAAGTTTTTAACCAACATCCCTGTTTCAATCCTTGCTTCTGCTGTGTTAAAACCGTAGAAAGGATTAGGTGTTCTAATTGCCGCTGGATTTATATCCAAGTACACGTGATATAAAAATTCTACCTTTGGAGACAGGCGCATAAAATTGTCCGTGAACAATCTTGCCGCGTGTTGATAATCACGCATATCGCCTTGGCTACCAAAAATGCCGTTTGCTACTGATCCTAGAAATTTAGTTAACTTTGCCATACTATTATTTATCGATAAAAAAAGGTCGGAGATTTTTAAGCCTCCGACCTTGAATGATGACTATTGTATTAACTGCCTTAGCCTGTTGCTAGAGTTCTAATTGTTCTACCAATTGCTGTACCAATTCCTTCTGGCTGACCAGCACCATTAGTCTGGATAGCGTTATCGTATTGAATTGACATAGTAACATCAACTGGGTTTGAATCACCGTAACTTAACTGATTGTAGTTAATGTCTTGTACGAAACAACCTACTAGTTCGAATGTTTCAAGCACGTTTGGACTGTTAGCACCGTTACCACCATCTAGAATTTCAATTCTAGTTTTGAATTTGTAATCGATACCGCTTGCCGCACTTGATTGTTCAAAGAAGTCAAACTGTTTCTGTAACTGCTGACCAGCACTCTTGCTCACAGCATTGTTCACATCATCACGAATTGTAAGTGTGATTGGTTGCCATGTGTGCTTACCAGCGTAGTAAACCTTTGAGTTGTAAACATCGATTGCAATTGATTCGAAGTTAACGTTAGGTCTTGTTACGTCGATAATTTGTTTTGTTAGTTCAATGTTAGGAGCACCTGCACCAAAGTTTTCAAGTGTCACTCTAAAGCGATACTTGAGTTTAGGCATCAACAAGCCTTGTGAACTTGCTGACTGGTCACTCGCCAACGGAACTGTAAATTTGCTTAAACTTGAAATAGCCATCTAATTTGCTCCTTGTATAAAGTTATTTATCCCCATTATAGATTGCCCAAAGTTGCTATTTCGCCTGTGTTCTTTAAGCGTAATGGAATGTATATGAATTCCACACTCTTAACTGGCTCAATCGCTACATCAACATACAGTTCATTTCTGTCAATTCTTGCTGGGGTGTTGTTTGTTTCGTCACAAACTACCAAGAAGTCATAAACTGCTCTTTGACCTACCAATTCTAGTAATAGGCTTTCCATTGCTTGTTTGATCTCATCACGTGTGATCTTATCGTTTGGTTCAAACATAAATGGCTTAGCAAGTAAAGAAAACTGTCTGCGTAGATAAGCAACCAAACGTGCTACGTTGATTCTATCTAGTGAACTTGCATTTCTTGCTCTTGTGTATTGACCAAAGTTGACCAATCCACTACCTGTGATAAATGTTAATGGGTTAATTTTAACACCAGCCATTGTTTCACGCACACCGTCGTTTAGTGCCACAGCATTAAACTCGCCTTCTGCGTCAATGTAACCAACTGCTGAAGCATTAGTAATTCCGCCACGTCTTGTACCTGCTGGTGCAAACCATGGATAACTTACCGCATCACTTACAGCAATAGTTCTCAACATCATGTGACTTGGTGGAACAACAATGTTGTTACCAGTTACATCTGTTGTTAAACCTGCTGGGTAAAACGCCGCCATGTATTCGTCGAAACTTACGAAACCTTTTTCACCATCACCTGATGCACCTGCTGTATTATTACCGTAGTTTTGTAATTCAGTTGCAGTAGGTCTTAGTCTGAACGGAGTATCAGCAACCACAAATCCTGTGATT